TTTCAGATACAGCTAAGTTGTCAATTTTATTAGCTCTTATAAATCAGTATGGCTTTGATCAAGTCGAAAGACACTTTAAAGGCTAAATTTGAACTCTTAGTTTAAATTATTAGTTCATATTTAGGGCGAAAACACACTTTTTAGAGTGGAGACCCACTGTCGGGTTGATGAGTGCTCGCTTAGGCGAGAATGCAAAGGTTCGCCCTTACCCGAAATAAAAGGGCAAGTAGAACCGGGAAAAGAGGTGAATTTAAAATGAGACACACAAATTTAATTAAAAAAAGAGGAAAGATGTTTAGCTTAGCCATCATTAATTGTTTTGCTTTGTTAATGTTGATGTGTTTCATCTCACCATCCAATGCAGCACCAGATGGAATCTCTGAATGGCGAGTTATTTCAGAGGCATACTCCTGGGTTGGAGTGCCATATAAGTTGGGTGGCGAATCTCGAGCCGGCATCGATTGTTCTGGTTTGGTTCGGCAAGTATATATTAGAGCTAGTGGAGGACTAGCTTATTACTATGATAGAACAGCACAACAAATTGCAACAGTTTCCCGGCCAGTTTCCCCTCAAAGACCGGGGGATGTAATAATTTTTAAGCCCAAAAATCCTAATGGTCAATGGCACGTAGGTATTTATATCTCTTATGTGTATAGAAACGGGCGCTGGGATTTTTGCTTTATTCACGCCAGTGCATATGCTAAAAAAGTTGTTGTGGATTATCTATACGATAGCCCATATTACGGGAAAGATTGGTGGTTAAACAATTATTACGTATGGTTTGCGCGATATAACCCGGATTACTGGATAGCTTAGTTAACAAGACGAAAACATTTATCCTCCCCCTTTTTCTGTTTAGTATTCATCAAATTCAAGCGGTTTTATTAACGATTTTCTCTTGCCTTTCTAAAAATTAAACTTTTTTAGTGTTGATTTTTCAAGAAAATTGCTTTTATTTGCCTATTTTAGTTTTATAGTTCAGATTATTAAGGCCATACTGTTTAGGAGCACTTTCCTTGACAAGTGTAACTGTTGACGATGTTCGAGATGTGGTTAATGTTAGCCCATCAGATATTCCAGACTCTAAAATTGTTAAGATGATTAAGCGGGCTGAGGTTACGCTTGAGCTTGAAACGGGCAAAGAAATTAATTATGAAGATTGCACAGACGCTGAGAAAGAGGCCATCACGGTTTTAGCTGCTATTTACGCTATTTGCTATTTGACTGGCGGCTCAGCGGTTGGCTTAAACTTCAGCGTTGGCGACCAAAACATTAGCGTGCTAAACAAAGCTCCGCCATTGGATGTGCTTCGGTCCGAGCTTGAGCGAATTTTGAGCAACTTAAAAGGCTGCTATGTCGGGAGAGTATAAGCCTTTGGGAACAGTTCCAGAAGCCTATTACGAGTTCGTCATGAGTTATGCGCCTTACGTTTACGTTATTCCGCCTAATACTCCAGACCCGTCCTTTGGGAGAGCGGCTTTCGCTGCAGCCTTCGCCATCGACTTCCTTTACGAGGCTTATGGCAGCAAGCAGTTTGAAAATCGTAAAAATGACATTTTGAATAAAATCATAAGCCTTGCAGACTGGCTCTTAACTCAGCAGTGCACAGACCAGCAGAAAAAGGCTTATTGCGGGTTCAAAAGCAACGAAAACAGCACATACTATTACGCTGTGGATGCTTGCAGAGTTGTTCCATCCCTTCTAAGGGCGTATGAGCTAACAAATAATGCCGACTACTTAAATGCTGCCAAGCTTGCTGCTGACACATTCCTCAAAACCATGCAGGACCAACAAGCCTATGGCGGTTTCGCAAAGGCTGTTACAATTAATGATGCTTGGCTCCTCCAAATGGATGTTGAATGCCTTTACGGGCTTATTGGCTTGAAGATGCTTGCCGAAAAATATGACGTGGCAAACGCAAGCCTATACCAGAACATGATGATTAAGGCTGTTGGCTTTCTGCGGGAAGGCTTTGAAGGCTTGTGGCTTTACTTTGACCCTTCTGATGGCAATTGGCATCGTGTTGGCTTGAGCGAAAACGAAATTTATGATGACCCTTTCGCCTATGCATTAGTTGGCTTATATGATTATGAGGGCTGGAGTCTTTCATGCCAAAAAGTTTACAATTTTATCAACACGATTAGGGCTTCTGCACAGTATCCAGCCTATAACCCAGCCATATGTTGGGCTGGCTACATCGATGTGGTTTCGCGTTTTCCAGCATGCGACTATTATGATGCTGTAACTGCTGGTATTCTGTGGCGAATACGAAAAAACCATGATAAGCCAAGCCTCGCCTATAGCATGAAAATCATAGACAAGCATCAAGAAGAGTTCATGTTTTGGGGCGTTAGGCACGCCGATTACAGTCCTGTTGAGAACAAAAAGGCTATGGCAACGGTTTGCTGGCTTGGGCTTCTATACATAAACTATGAAGACCCCGTAACACGCTTCACGCAGATTTTGCATTCAAAGGGCGAAAACGTAACCCTTTATCCAGTCAGAGAGGCAGCAGACAAGGTTTCTTACGGCGAGGGCATAGACATTCAAGCCATAGTTTCGCCAGCCCGCATAGACGAAGTTTTAATCGAGCCCGGCTACATTATAAACGACTACATCACAGCTTACACGTTTACGCCTTTAAGGCAACATGACAAGGTCCGTCGTAAAGGCATAGACTACGAGGTTTTAGGTGTTCAAGCCTTTGACTGGAAGGGCGAAACAGCCTATTTTAAGGCTAATTGTAGGAGGCTTATCGGGCAATGAGTGAAGTAGAAAATCCTGCTGACACAGTTGTTAGGCTTCTAAGCAAAAACATGCGAGTTGTCAAAGAAGACGGCTCGCTCGCCCCAATGCTTGTAAGCAAGGAATGGCATGATCGGGAACTTTTCAAAAACTACGACGGACAAATCACCGTAGGGCTTGCGGAAAGCCGCGACACCAAAATTGAGATGAGCGGTAGGCTGAGGAGACGCTTGGGCACTTTAAGGGTTAATGTTTGGAGTCAAGACATGCTTACCCGCCAAAAAATGGTGGAAGAAGTTAATCGCATTGTAAGGCAGAACCGTAATAAGCCTAATGAAACGCTTTACTATTTTGCTGGTGTTGGACACCCTACAGGAACGCATAAGGCCTATTGTGCTGGCTCAGCAAACGAACTTGCTCCTGCGCATTCTAATTGGGTTGAATTATCTGACGTGGATTATCAGAAAATCTGGTATAGCGATGACACACGCTACAACAAAAGCCACAACATTAATGGCGAATATGCCTTCATGCTTTTCCGCTTCAAAATTGAAAGCCGAGAGAAGACTGTTAAGAAGATTATATTAGCGTTTGAGGGCTACGGGACAGCTCCTGGTGGAAACGGTGTAACAATAAAGGTTTGGAATCATGTGGCTGGGGCTTGGCAGCACGCTCAGAGTGAGACGGGCGAAGCAGATGAAACCGTTAACATAACGTTAACTTCAAACTTGACAGACTACATTGATGACGGCGGATATGTTTGGCTTCTGGCAAGAACAACAAACCCAAGCGATGGCTCTACACCAGCCATATTATACAGCGACTATTGCAGCTGCACAGTCACGGTTAATGGCATAGCCTACTTGGATGTCGTTTCATATAGGGATGCTGACCGTGTGGATGTTAAACCCTTCATTTTCCGCACGGAGTTCACCCTAAAATCATGGTTCTTCGAGGATGTTGGAAGTGCATTTTAAGAGGTGATAATAGCGTATGCCTGAAACATATGGAGCACATGAATGCCGTGTTTACTTTGTGCAGGAATCCACGTATGGACAGACGCCAGCCAACCCTTTAATGCTTGGCGTTAATGCTGAAAACGTGGATGCTGGAATAGACCCAAGCTTGATTAAGGTGCGGGGTGTAGGCAGCCGAGACCTATCAGCCCTAAAGCGGGGCTTAAGAAAGCCGACATTAAAGATTAGCCATATACTGCCGAGCGATGCGCCAGTAGCCTTTATCCAGCATGTGCAAACCTTAAACAGCTTAAGCGTTCAAGTGCTCTGGTATAAGGGCTTATTCATCACCGCCACCGACATCATTAGCCTACTCTATAAGGGCTGCAGAATCGACAAGCTAACAGTGGAATGCAGCATAGAAGACTTTGTTAAGGCAACTGTTGAGTTGATTGGACAAGACATTGAAGTTGGAACAAGCAAAATCACAGGCGCCACCTATGCAGATTATGCAGGAGCAGTTCCTTACGACCAGAGCTTTGTCCAGCGAGGTGCAGCAGACGGCTCAAACCTATCAGAGGTTACACGGGTAACTGATTGGAAATTCACTATCGAAAACAACCTTAAACCAGTGCCGGTTATCCGCCAAACAAGCGGATACTTGCTCAAGTATTTGCCAGTTCGCCACCGCAATCTCAATGGAGAGTTAACTTTTGAGTTTGAGGACAAGCAAGAGTTTGAAGATGTTATCAACGATGCGGAGTTTAGCCTAAAATTTGGGCTTGGCGGAACAAACAGTGCCTTATTCAAATACTGCAAGTGGAAGGATGTGGCTGCGCCTACGCGCTTGGAAGACCTTGTCAGCTTAAAGGCGAGGTTTGTTGCGAGGGATGTTCTGATAAGCTGAGGTGGTTAAAGGTTGGCTGTGGAAGTTAGTGTTTTGGAAAATTTTGGGCGGGAAGCCGAATTACGCAAGAAATGGATGCGCATGTGGGAGAGGCTTGGCGTTCGCATTCTGAAGATGCCTAAGTGGATGCAGGAAATCGTGCTTGAAGACATTAACACAGCCATACGAAACCGAATAGCCATTATGGAGATGATTCAAAATGCGAAAAGAAACCGTTGAAATAGACGAAAGATTCGGTAAGGAATACGCTGGAAAATACGTTTTTAGCGAGATAACATGGGCTAAACGTAGCCGAATAATCCAGAAATACACTAAATACCATCCTTTAACTGGGCAAGTGGTTAGCAGCGACTACATAGCAATTCAAGCCGAAACCATTATGGCTTCACTTAAAGAACAGCCACAACATAAGCCGATAACACTTGAGAAACTGCTCAACGAAGAAGATGGCATTCCAATAGCCCTTGGCGAACTTTTCAGCCAAATTGTAAACCGCCTAAACAACGTCAGCCTCGAAGAAACAGCTTTTTTATCAGAGCCATCAGACGCCAAAAGCCTCACCCAGCCATTACAGACTTCAGACTTGCAAAAGAGTTCGGCTGGACCATCACGGAACTACGAAGGCAGCCAGCCAAAACAGTGCAAGAGTTCATTGTAATTTTGAACGAGCTGGACAGACAAGCAGAGGAGGAAAAGGCGAAGGCGGAGCGTGAAGCCAAATGGCGGTTGAAATAACATGCGACGTGGATGGCATAAAGGAGTTTCAAAGAGCCATGGAAAGGTTTGACAGTGGAATGCAGCGTTACGTGCATAAGCAATTGGCAAGCTGGGCTGCAGACGTGAAAGCCTTAGCTAAACAGCTTGTTCCAGTTAGAACAGGACACTTGAGAAGCAGCATCTACGCCAAAATTCAAGAATGGGTTGCAGAAATAGGCGCAGAAGCAACTTACGCCTTGTTTGTCGAGTTTGGCACCCGTTACATGCAGGCTCAACCATTTCTTTACCCAACCATTCAGGAGTATTTGCCAAGGCTTGAGGAGATCATCTGCGAAGCTATTGATGAGGCTAAAGCGGAGGCTGGTTTACAATGAGCTTCAGAGAAATAGCAGTCACCATTCGTGCTGTTAACCGTGCAAGCCCAGAGTTTGCACGCATCCAAACTGACGCCGAAGCTTTGAGTGTGCGTATTAAAAGCCTTGGCTCGGCTATTGCTGGTTTAGGCGCTACCGGCAGCGCTATTGCCCACATAGCCCATCAATTCGGCATATTAAACAGCCAACAGACACGTGTTCTGAGCAGCGCCATGTATCTCGTCACGGTCATTGGAATGTTTATGCGCACAAGCTGGGGCGCAGCCGTAGCCCAAAAAGTTTACGCTGCAGCCTGCTGGGTTGCCACTGCAGCCCAAAACGCCCTAAACATAAGCTATGCCACGTTTCTTGCTTTGACAGGTGTAGGCATAGCCGTTATCATTGGGGCTGCGGCTGCCATGTGGTATTTCTCCAGCCAAATGAACGCTGCAACCGAATCTGTCAAGGAGTATAACGCTGCGGTTTCTGAAATGCCCACTCGAACCAGAACCATTGTGAGGGCTGGGGAAGAGGAAATGTATCGCAGAGGCGTTGAACCATGAGCGTTGAAATTCCAAAGATGGCTATAGCCTTCGGACAATATGGGATTCCGCAAGCTGATGTTATAGAGTGCCGTGTGCATTTAGGCTGCACAAAAGAGGTTAGCAGCTTCGATTTGCTACTGCAAAACTGGGATGGCAAGTATAGTCCTGGTGGTTCTATTCCGCTGGCTGTTGGCATGGATGGAAGCATAAGCATTGGAAGAGGCAACAATGTGCCACAGATTATCACCTGTCGCATTGAAAGCATCAAACATGAATCCACACCAACAGAACATTACACACGAGTTAGCGGGCGATGTTGGGGTGAACGCCTCTTTCGCAGAGTCTTCACGGGCACTTTTGCGAACATGAAGGGCGAGGACATAGTCAAACATTTGCTTGATTATTATGCGGGCTTAAGCCATGTCAGAGACGGAACGGAGCTTGTTGAGGCTACGGACACAACCTACACATGGTTGGAATACGAGAACACGCCCGTTTGGGACATTCTTAAATACATTGCCGAAAGCAGCGACAAGCAAGGCGTTATAGGTTTTGATTTTCGTGTTGCTCCAGACGGAAAATTCGAGTTTTTCCCAAGAAACAGCAAAACATCGCCAGTAAGCCTAACCGACAAGATTGAGGTTAGTGAATACCGTAAAGATATTCATCGCATCCGCAACAAAATCTTTGTTTTAGGAGCAAATGAGAAGAAGATTCCGACAGACGCTAATGAAGATGGCTTCACGGAATCGTTGACAAATTGGGGTGCATACTACCTCAACCATGACATGATGCTTTGGATCGGACACGTGTCAGAGGATGGACAAACCAAGTATAGCGACTCCTACTCAATTCGTGTTTATCCCACATCAAGCGCACCCGTGAAAAACAAAACTGGAATGTATAGGATTATAAGTCCAATAAAGTGTAGAGGGCCTGATGGATTTAAGCAGCTTAGGTTTTGGCTTTTGTGGAACCGTGATGGAGACGGAGACCCATCATCAGTTAAGGTTTACCTTGAAACCAACGTGAGCGACTACTATTACAAAGAGATTGTTGGGCTTGTAGGCAAAAAGAACGAATGGAAAAAGATAGTTTTAAACCTTGAAGAATATTGGGCGCCCGTTGGCAGTCCAGACTGGAACAACATTAACCGAATAGGCTTTATAATCGAGTTCCCAACAGACTGCAACCCAACACTCTTAATCGACCACATAGTCTTTGAAGACTGCCGATACTCAGCCAAACAAGAGGATACAGCAAGCCAAAACGCATACGGTCTAAGGGAACTAACAGAAACGGATGAAGAGCTTTACAGCGACAACGAATGCCTTTTAAGGGCTAAGGCTTTGCTTGCCCACCTGAAAGACCCCGTTGAATACATCACCATAAAAAGCACAGTCATAGATTATGGAAATACTCCACTTTTGCCAGGAGACAAAATCCATGTAACACTTCCAAACGAAAATGTGGACGCTGACTATCGTATAATAAGCGTTGAATACCGTGTGGATGCTAAAACCCAGACGCTTGAAATAACATTGGAGCTTGGAAAAGAAATCCCACTATTAGCAGATTACCTATATGGCTTGAGGTCAACAACCGTAACGGTCGAAAAGCTTTCAAGAACAAAATTGGGTAAAGGCTCGATCCCGCCAATCGTGAGAGCGCCAACAGGACACGATCATTCAGGCGAAACCATAAGGCCTAATGCGGTGAACTGCAACACTGTCAGCGCTGCAGCAAAGATAACTGGAAACGCTTTCGGTGATTTGTTCCCAGAAACAAGCGACACAGGGGCGGTTGGAACAACAAGTAAATATTGGAACTGTATAGCGGGCAACAGCGTCTGGTATAAAGCCCTTGGACAGTTTGACGCTTTAGACGATTTAGCCCTAATCAAACGCATTAGAGGGAACGGGAAAGTTGATGAGAAGGGCATGCCGTTGGCTGATCCTGAAAGTCTTCCAGAACAGGTAAGAGAAAACGGCTTGATCAATGCTGGTGCCCTAACGGGTCTGCTTATAGGCGCTGTAAAGCAACTTGCTGCTAAAGTTGAGTTTCTTGAAAAGAAGGTTATGGGCTAATGAAGAGCGAAGTTTTGAAACAGATTAAACACCTTCAAGTTGGCGATCTAATCAGGGTTGAGTGGAACGATGCCTCTGTTGGCAAAAGCCTAAGCGGAGGCGTTCAAGCCATAGACGTTCCCGTCTTCAGCCTAGGAGTTTTTATTGGTGTTCTTGGCGAGAAGAACAAGCACATCATTTTGGGACAGAACCATTTCCGTTATGCCAACGGCTTATATGACATTGACTATACGGCTATTCCAGTTTCCTGGGCTGTTAGAATAACCGTTATCGCTAAGAACCATGTTTCGATGGAAGAGGCAAACCAGCTTCTAAGCAGCTTTCTCATGGGCAGCAGAAGACCCATACACCACAGCAAACAGCAGAGAGTAATAAACCATGGTTCATAGGACATGGAAGCCTGAAGAAGAGAAACAACTTATTGAAGAGTTTAAGAAAGCAGGCTGCAGCCGAGAAGCTATCCCACGATTAGCAAAGGAGTTTAACCGAAGCCAAGAAGCCATATTGAAAAAGCTTGAACGCCTCGGTTTAAATGTCGTCGGCGCAAAATTTGAATTGACGACGACTTTTGAAATCCCCAAAGTTTTGCCCAGCCTTGAAGAGGTTTTGCTTCTTTTGGCTGGAGCTTTGAAGAAGGCTGCTGAGCCTGGTCTTGGCAGAACAGAGTTACAGCGCTTGGAAACTATTGCAACGCTTTATAAGGCTTATGAAAGTGGGCTTGAGAAATACGTGAATTACCGCCAGATTGAGGCTAAGCTTTTGGAGTTGGAGAAAAAG